CGAGCGGTTAATACCCGCTTAGGTAAAGTGAACAGTGATTTAATCGCTGCCCCGAGTGACCTGAGTTTTATCCTTCATCGTTGACGAACAGGAGGCTAGATGTTTCACAACATTCCCCCTGACTCCGTGATGACGAAGGGCCTGGCATATAAGTGTCGTTTCTCTGCAAACCATACCTTTGAAGTTTTTCTTCAATGGGAAGGTAAATACAGATGGCACTTGTATCTCAGGAAGTTAGGTAGTTTTCAAGGCTACCTAACGGTCGAGCATACTTCGACTACAGGAGCGGTTTTCCGTTTCCTGGCTTTAGTGCTTTATTGCATTAAGGTGACACTCCGTGAGGAGGATCCGTGAAAAATAACTACGGATCAGTCAATCGTCGATCTACAAGAGCGGAGTCGTTTCGTGCTGCCTGTTCAAGGTATCGAATAGGCTTTTTCGCATGTTTGACAACGCTCATTTTATCTGAGATCGATTTAGACTTGTCGAACCAAATTGGCGAGCGGATCAAGTTTCACTTAAATCCGTCCGCTGATACGGTTCATAACCAAGCCGATTCTTTGGCTTGCAAGCGAGTGGACCCAAAGTCTGCTCCTCCCAAAGGAGGCCCTAATGCCGAGTAGCTCAACAAACTACGGAAATCAGGTAGCGATTGTGTACACTCATGAGGACTTTTTGGTCCCTGAGAATACCTCTAGCTATTATTCCCTGAAAACCGTAGCATACCGAGCGATCAGCAAAGAATGGGTCCGAACGCCTGGATGGCGGGCTCTCAAAAAGGACGAAGTCCCAATGAACCCGTTTACTTACCAGAAGACGTTCGTAGCTACTGGTGGTTCCTCGTCTGTCCGTGTAACTCGGAAGAACGCGGCCGGTGATGTTGTTACCGACTACGCCGACCGAGTCGACGGGCCTGGCGAGATGACTACTGGAGTTACCAATGTGGATCCGCTCTCGGAAGATGACGTCGACGCGAAGGCACGCACCCGTGTGCTCCTTGAGGCTAAAGACCAAAAGGTGAACATGATGCAGGTCTTCGCAGAACGACATCAAACCGTCAACCTGTTTGAAACTACTGTCAAGCGGGTTGTCAATACAGTTCGCTACCTACGGCATGCGAACTGGAATGGAGCGGCGAATGAGCTTGGACTTAAACCGTCGCGTGGACAACATGCGGCCTTTGCCAAGCGTCATCGCAAGAACCCTAAGCAAGCTATCGCTCAGGGTTGGTTGGAGCTTCAGTACGGATGGCGACCGCTTCTTCAGGACGTCTACGGCGCGATTGACCTTGTACAGGCCAAGACCGCCAGAAAGATAACCTCGAGAGTGCAGAAGTCAGCTTCGGCAGAGGATACGCCAAGTCGGCCCGATATTTCAAACGGTCTGATCACGTATTCCTTTGCCCAAAAGCGTAAGACGAGCGTGAAATACGTCTTGTATTACTCCACTCCCAATGAGATCCAAAAGACTCTCGGTGAGGTCGGGATTACCAATCCCGGTCTCGTCGCTTGGGAGCTGCTCCCCTGGTCCTTTGTTGTGGACTGGCTATTACCCGTCGGTAACTTCATCTCATCATGGGATGCGGTCGCCGGTCTGTCCTTCGAAAAAGGCGTTAGAACAGTCTTTCAGGAGGTTAGCCAGAAAGTAACAACTGTAGGTGGCACTCTTTATGAGAACGGTGGACGTGACACGATTGCCGGAAGTACTTCTCTCTGGCAGGACTGTCATATTGTTATTATCCACCGTACTCCCCTAGCGGGGTTCCCCAGTATCAGTCTGCCGGCGTTTAAAAACCCGTTCAGTGCTGAACATCTGGCGAATTTGAGTGCTCTTGTCCTCACCGCATTTAACCGCAGGTGAGGGCTTCGAAGTATTAACCTCGAAGGTAAACATGACAGCAATAGCTGCCGTAAATCTCTCCCAGACTGTGGTTCACAGTCTGTCCGACAGTGCATCGTCGGCGGGAGACGTCGTGTATTCCCCGGTCGGTTTCATCCAACCGGGAGTCGCGAAGTGGGCCAACAGAGTGGGAGGAATCCCGCTGTTGTACCCCGTCATGACGGTGTCAGTCAGGCTCCCCACTGCGGGGAGTCGAAACTGTCGCATCATGGCGAAGCTGACC